GTTAATAAAAGAAACGCAAATGGACAAACTCGTTCAGGACTCTATTCTTTGTTCATTCCTATGGAATGGAACTACGAGGGATACATTGATTCTTATGGCTACCCTGTCTTCGAGACCCCACAAAAACCTGTGTTTGGACCTCATGGAAACGCAATCAAAATCGGGGTTGTTGAATACTGGGATAATGAGGTAGAAGGTCTTAAGGATGACCCAGATGGCTTAAATGAATTTTACAGACAGTTTCCGCGTACAACAAAACACGCTTTCAGGGATAAATCAAAACAGTCTTTATTTAATCTAACTAAAATATACCAACAAATAGATTACAACGAAGATATCACTCAACAAAGAATTGTTACTAAAGGAAGTTTTCAATAGGAAAACGGAATAAGGGATACTAAAGTTATTTTTGTTCCAAATAAAGATGGTAGGTTTTTTATATCTTGGGTTCCTGGAGTTGATTTACAAAATAGAATTATAGTAAAAAATGGAATAAAATACCCAGGCAATGAGCATATGGGTGCTTTTGGTTGTGATAGTTATGATATATCAGGTACGGTAGATGGTAAAGGATCTAACGGGGCTTTACATGGACTCACTAAGTTTAGTATGGAAGATATGCCTCCAGATCATTTTTTCTTAGAATATGTTGCTCGCCCACAAACTGCTGAAATATTTTTTGAAGAAGTCTTAATGGCTTGTATATTTTATGGAATGCCAATATTATGTGAAAATAACAAACCTAGATTACTTTATCACTTTAAACGTAGAGGATACAGAGGTTTTAGTATGAATAGACCTGATAAAACTTATAATAAATTATCAGTAACAGAAAGAGAAATAGGTGGAATACCTAACTCAAGTGAAGACATTAAACAAGCGCATGCCGCCGCTATTGAATCTTATATAGAAACAAGAGTTGGATTTTTAGGTGATTTTTATGGAGACATGTATTTCCAAAGAACGTTAGAAGACTGGGCAACATTTGATATAAACAATAGAACAAAACACGACGCAACTATTAGTTCTGGACTTCCTATAATGGCTTGTAATAAGAATAGATATGCTCCAGTTAATAAATTAATAAGAAAACCTGTAGATCTTGGTATAAAAAGATACGATAATCACGGTGAGATTTCAAAAATAATCAAGTAAATGAACATATACACAAATCCAAATAGTGCCTTCCCTAGTCAAGTTGTTAGTGACGAAGAAAAGAATTCATGGGAGTATGGAAAAAAAGTTGCTTTTGCTGTGCAAGGAGAATGGTTTAGACAAGGCGGCAATGGTACTAGATTTGCCACTTCATTTAATAGATTTCACAGCTTAAGATTATATGCTAGAGGAGAACAATCTGTTCAAAAATATAAAGATGAGTTATCTATCAATGGTGATTTATCTTATTTAAATTTAGACTGGAAACCAGTTGCTGTTATATCTAAATTTGTTGATATCGTGGTCAACGGTTTATCTAATAAAACTTACGAAATAAAAGCATATGCTCAAGATCCTGAGTCTATGAAAAAAAGAACTAACTACGCTAACGCTATACTAGAAGATATGTATGCTAAGCAGTATTTAGGTGATTTAAACGATACGTTAGGCGTTAATTTATTTAATTCTCCAGATCCATCTTCTCTTCCAGAATCTGAAGATGAACTAGATTTGCACATGCAACTTTCTTACAAGCAGTCTATTGAAATTGCCGAAGAAGAAGTAATAAACAATATACTAGATAAAAATCGTTTTGATTTAATTAATCGTAGAGTTAATTATGATTTAGTTACTTTAGGAATCGGAGCATCTAGAACACATTGGAACAAAGCTAATGGTGTTACTATAGATTACGTGGATCCTTCTAGATTAATTTACTCTTATACAGAAGATCCTAATTTTGAAGATGTATATTATGTTGGTGAAGTAAAATCATTAACAATACCTGAAATCAAAAAACAATTTCCTAAACTAACTCAAGAAGAATTAAAACGAATACAAGATACTCCAGGTAGTAGAGATCAAATCTATGGCTGGAATACTTACGATCCAAATACTGTTCAGGTTTTATTTTTTGAATACAAAACTTATAACAATCAAGTATTCAAAATAAAAGAGACTGAATATGGTTTAGAAAAAACTATACAAAAGACAGATGATTTTAATCCTCCGCCGAATGATACGTTTTCAAAAGTATCAAGAACTATAGAGGTTTTATATAACGGAGCTAAAGTACTCGGTAATAACGAAATATTACAATGGGAACTTGCTGAAAACATGACAAGACCTTTTGCTGATACTACTAAAGTAGAAATGAGTTACGCTATAGCGGCTCCAAGAATGTACCAAGGTAAAATTGATTCACTAGTTAGTAGAATAACTGGTTTTGCTGATATGATTCAGCTAACTCATTTAAAGTTACAGCAAGTAATGTCTAGAATAGTACCAGATGGTGTATTCTTAGATATGGATGGTTTAGCTGAAGTTGATTTAGGTAACGGAACAAACTATAATCCAGCAGAAGCACTTAATATGTACTTCCAAACTGGTTCGATAGTTGGTAGATCACTTACCCAAGACGGTGAATTAAACAGAGGCAAAGTACCTATACAAGAGCTTAATAGCTCTTCTGGCCAAGCTAAGATTCAAAGTTTAATACAAACTTATCAGTATTACTTACAAATGATAAGAGACGTTACAGGTCTTAATGAAGCTAGAGACGGTAGTATGCCAGAAAAAGATGCTTTAGTAGGATTACAAAAAATGGCAGCAAACGCTTCTAACACAGCTACAAAACACATACTACAATCTAGTTTATGGATAACTCTTAAAACCTGTGAAAATATATCTTTAAAAGTAGCTGATTCTATAAACTTTCCTTTAACTTTAAACGCATTAAAGAATAGCGTATCAATTTATAATACAGCTACTCTTAATGAAATACAAAATATAAATCTTCATGATTTTGGTATATACTTAGAACTAGAGCCAGAAGATGAAGAAAAAGCTCAATTAGAACAAAATATACAAGTTGCCTTACAATCTGGAGGTATTGATCTAGAAGATGCTATAGATATACGCCAAATTAGAAACTTAAAATTAGCTAACGATCTTCTTAAGCAAAAGCGTAAAAAGAAAATAGCAAGAGAGCAAGCTCAACAAGAGGCTAATATTCAAATGCAAGCTCAAGCAAATGCTGAGGCTGCGGAAAGAGCTGCTATGGCTGAAGTACAAAAACAGCAAGCTATAACAGAATCAGAAGTACAGCATGATCAAGCTAAGTCTCAAATGGAGATACAAAGAATGCAAATGGCATCTCAAATCAAACACCAAGAAATGGAAATTCAGTTTGGTTATGATTTACAACTAGCTGAAGTACAATTAGGTGCAGTAAAAGAAAAAGAACAATACATAGAAGATCGTAAAGATCGTCGTAGTAAAATTCAAGCTACACAACAAAGTGAGATGATAAATCAAAGACAAAATGATTCTTCACCTAAGGACTTTGAAGACGAAGGTCAGAACCTATCTGGTTTTAATTTAAGTCAATTTGAATAACATTTTTATTAATAATTATATAATATTTTATCATGTCAGAAGAAACAAAACAAACCATTAAACAAGAGGGGGATTTTAAAATTAAATCCGCTAAAGTAATGGGAGAGAAAAAATCAAATGCACCCATAAAAGTGGATTTAACTAAAAAACCAAAACAAGATGCCGTTCCAGTCACAGAAACAAGAGACTTGGTTGAAGAAAAACAAACCGGAGATTTGGCTAAAGTGGACAAACAAGTACCAGAGCCCATTCAACTTGGTGAAACTAAAGAAGACGAAGACACTGTAACATTAGAAGAAATAACTAATGATACAGAGAAAATTGCTTCAACCCCAGTATACAATCAACCTAAAATTGATTTACCAGAAAACGTAGAAAAACTAGTCGAGTTCATGCAGGAAACTGGTGGAACAATAGAAGACTACGCTAGATTAAACGCAGATTACAGTAACGTAGACGAAAATACATTACTTAAAGAATACTATAAAAATACTAAACCACATTTAACTGATGAAGATCTTACATTTGTAATGGAAGAAAATTTTCAATTTGATGAGGAAATAGATGAGGAGCGAGATATCCGAAAAAAGAAACTCGCAAAAAAAGAAGAGATCGCGAAAGCTAAAGACTTTTTAAATGGAATGAAGGATAAGTATTACAAGGAAATCAAGTTGAGACCTAGTAGTAATCCCGAACAACAAAAGGCTTCAGAGTTTTTCGATCGCTACAACAAAGATCAACAATTAGCTACAAAGCGACATGACAAGTTTTTACATGACACTAAAGAACTTTTAAACGATGAATTCAAAGGTTTTGATTTCGAAGTCGGAGAAAAGAAATTTAGATATGGAATAAAAAACCCAAATCAAGTTGCTGAAAATCAATCAAATATTAACAACTTTGTCAAGAAGTTCTTGGACGCAGAAGGTAATGTTAATGATCCGAAAGGTTATCACAAAGCTATGTATGCTGCTCAAAACGTAGATAAAATTATAAGTCATTTTTACGAACAAGGAAAAACCGATGGTGTAAAAACTGTTATGGAAAGTTCTAAAAACCCAACAATAGACGGACCACGTCAAACCGCTGGGGATATTTTTGTAGAAGGATTTAAGGTTAAAGCGTTAAATGGGATGGACAGCTCTAAGTTGAAGATTACTAAAAGAAAATTTAACAATTAAAATTAAAAACTAAAATTATGGGAATATTAACTCCTCAATTTGGTGGTTTATTACCTTCGCAAGCTCCACAGCTGCTTACTAACAACTACCTACAATTTAACAATGGTGCAAATGATTTTGCACAACAATACCTACCTGAGATTTACGAAGCTGAGGTAGAGCGTTATGGAAACAGAACGTTATCAGGTTTCTTAAGAATGGTTGGCGCTGAAATGCCAATGTCTTCTGATCAAGTAATTTGGTCTGAACAAAATAGATTACACATCGCTTATGATGGTTGTGCTCTTAATGCAGATGGATTTAGTATTACTATTCCAGGTACTGCTACTAACGTAGTTTACCAAAACATGACAGTTGTAATCATGGATCCAACTAATCCTGCTTTTACAGTAAAAGCTATTATTAGTGATTCTGCTACAAATACTGGTTATGCTGGTGCTGGTGGTACTTCTTTCGTTGCTTTATCTTATACTACTGCTTTTGTATCTGGTGCTGCTGCTGCAGCAATATCCGCTAGACTAAAAGTGTTTGTATACGGTTCTGAATATGCAAAAGGAACATTTGGCCCTCTTAACGAGTCTATCACTCCTTCTTTCACTCAATTTTCTAATTCTCCAATTATCTTAAAGTCTAGATATGCTATATCAGGTTCTGATACTGCTCAAATTGGTTGGGTTGAAGTTGCTGCTGAAGATGGAACTTCTGGATACTTATGGTATCTAAAAGCTGAAGGTGAAACTAGATTAAGATTTGAAGATTACTTAGAAATGAGTATGATTGAAGGTGAACTTACCGTTGCTGCATCTGGTGCTGCTGGTGCTGGTGCTGCAGGAGTTATTCCTGGATTTACTGCTGGTGCTCCTGTAAAAGGAACGCAAGGTTTATTCTCTGCAATCAACACAAGAGGTAATGTTCTTTCTGGTTATGCTGGATCTTTACAGGATTTTGATTCTGTATTAGAAAATTTAGATACTCAAGGAGCTATTGAAGAAAACATGCTTTTCTTAGATAGAAAAACTGAGTTACTATTTGACAACATGCTAGCACAACAAAATTCTTACGGAGCTGGAGGTACATCTTACGGTGTATTTGAAAACTCTGAAGATATGGCGTTGAATTTAGGTTTTTCTGGATTCAGAAGAGGTTCTTATGACTTCTACAAGACTTCATGGAAATACTTGAATGATGCTTCTACAAGAGGTGGTTCTTCAAATTTTGTTAATGGTGATAACATCGATGGTGTATTAATTCCTGCTGGAACAAGTACAGTATATGATCAATTACTAGGTACAAACATTAGAAGACCTTTCTTACATGTAAGATATAGAGCTTCTGAAGCAGATGATAGAAGAATGAAATCATGGTTAACAGGTTCTGTTGGCGGTGCGTTTACTTCTACGTTAGATGCTATGGAGGTCAATTTCTTATCTGAAAGATGTCTATGTACACAAGCAGCGAATAATTTCGTATTATTTGTAGCTTAATATTTATTGTAACGCTTACCCTCGTTGTATTAACGGGGGTAATTGTTACTCTTATTTTTACTAACTTATATTATATTATATCATGTCAAAAACAAAAAAAGAGTATTCCCCTACAGACAAAAGTTGGGAAATAAAAGATAGAAATTACTTTTTACTAGGTACAATTTCTCCAGTTACATACACGTTAAAATCAAGGCACACTGAAAAATATCCGTTGCTATGGTTTGATGAAGTAACAAAAAATCAAAGAGCATTAAGATATGCAACTAATCAAAACTCTCCATTTATAGATGAACAAAAAGGAGAATCTACATTAGCGCATATAATGTTTAAAGATGGATCATTACATGTTCCAAAGCAAAACCAAGCTTTACAAAAATTATTATCATTATATCATCCTGATGTTAACAAAAGATACTCTGAATTTAACAAAGTAGCTATTGCTCAAGATGAATTAATTGACCTAGAAATAGAACTACTAGCTTTAAACGCTGCTAAAAACATGGATATAGAACATGCTGAAGCAATATTAAGAGTTGAAGTAGGATCTAATGTTTCTGAGTTAACTTCTAAAGAATTAAAAAGAGATATCTTATTGTTTGCTAAGAAAAACCCTAAACTGTTTATTGATTTAGCCAAAGACGAAAACATTCAATTAAGAAATTTCGGTATAAAAGCCACTGAACAAGGGATTATTTCTCTAGTTAATAAAAATAGAGATTTTGTTTGGGGCACTAATAAGAAGAAACTTATGACAGTTCCATTTGATGAAAACCCATATGCTGCTTTTGCCGCATGGTTAAAAACAGATGAAGGTGTTGAAGTTTTCAAATCAATAGAGAAAAAACTCTCTTAACCTGTAATACTAATATAGGGCTCGTTCACTCGGGCCCAATATTATAATAAAAATACATAATGGCAATAAACGTAGATATAGTTTACAAAACAGTTTTATTGATACTTAATAAAGAACAGAGAGGTTATATGACCCCTGATGAGTTTAATAAAATAGGTACTCAAGTACAACTAGAGATTTTCCAAAGTTACTTTGATGAACTCAATCAACAATTAAGAGTGCCAGATAACGACAGCGAATACGCTGATCGAATAAAAAATATTAATGAAGATATTCAAATCTTCAAAACAATAGGTTCAGCTACGTCTATAGCTGTAGGTTCTAATACTTTTAATTTACCAACATCTGGAGAAGTAGCCGCTGTTCAAAATTTCACAGTAGCAAATCCTTCCACCCTACTTTCCTTTCCTTTTACAACAATCACATCTTCTCAATTAGCCTCTAGCGTTATAAGTGTTACTATAAATGGAGTGTTAACAACCGCGTATTCTATAAACGGTATAAATCTACAACTAAATGCTTTGCCAGCAGCTAGCGCTGCTATAGTGGTCACCGCTGCTCCAGAAGACTTCTACATGCTAGGCAGTGTCATATACCAAGGAACGCAGGAAGCAGAATTAATAGAAAGAAACGAATTACTTTATGTAAACTCGTCTCCTCTTACTAAACCAACAAATGCTTTTCCTTTGTATTTGTATGAAAATGATCAAATAACATTATATCCTACTACTATAACTAGCAACGTTACGGTTTCTTATCTTAGAAAACCAAAAGACGTAAGGTGGAATTTTACAGTTCCAAGTGGACAAACTTATTATCAATACAACGCTACTAATTCTGTAGATTTTGAATTATCAAAAACAGAACAAAGTAACGTTATATTAAAAGTATTACTTTACGCTGGTGTTGTAGTAAAAGATCAACTAATAATACAAGTTGCAGCGCAGCAAATAGCTCAAGAACAACAAAATTCAAAAATGTAAACTATGCCAAGACCTGATGGTGGATTAATCACCGAAAATAACTTACAATATTACGCGGGCGCGCAGATACTATATACTTCAGTAGCTCTTACTACTATATATACGTTTACCTTTAACACGCAATTGTCATTAGGTAGCGCAACAAGTTGGAACCCTAACGACCCCGATTACACATTAAACAACTTTTTACTATATACGAGTACAAATGGATTTGTTTGGACACCTTATATAACAACTTTTGTTTTAGCAACAAACCCTAACAATAGCACTAGTATTCTAACGCTGCCTGCTCAAAATGTTGGCACTTATGTTAAAGTACAATTAAAGACAGATGCAGTTGAAAATAATTACGGAAATTACGAATACACTAGTTTAAACGATATTATATATAACTTTATGGTTGGTTATGTAGGTAGTGAAAAGTTAATATCTGACGTAAAAAGAAACGATGTTATATTTCATGCTAAACGTGGGTTACAAGAATTTAGTTTTGATACTTTAAAAAGTATTAAATCCCAAGAATTGTCTATACCTCCAAATTTATCTGTACCAATACCTCAGGACTACGTCAACTACGTTAAGATGTCATAGGTTGATGGATTAGGTATTAAACATACTATATATCCAACACAACTAACTAGTAGTCCCTATGAGGCTCCTATACAAGATCAAGCTGGTAACATAACTCAAGATAATTTTGGAGACAACTTAGAAGGTTCTTCTGTTACCAACGAAAGATGGGCTAAAGCTAATACTAGATTAATAACCGGAGCTGTCAATCAACAAGATTTAAACAACGGTCTAGTAGATTGGTGGGGAGAAAACTGGGGATATGGTGGTTACTACGGTCAAAGATATGGAGGAGATCCAGTAAATATGCAATCTAACGGTTGGTTTAATATGGACGAAAGACAAGGAACTATTAACTTCTCTAGTGATTTAACTGGAAAAATAATAATGTTAGAATATGTGTCAGATGGTTTAGCTTATGATTTAGATACTAAAATACCTAAAATGGCTGAACAAGCTTTATATATGCATATTGCTTATAGTATTTTATCAACTAGATCAAATGTACAAGAGTATGTAGTACAAAGATTTAAGAGAGACAGATCAAGTGCTTTAAGAAATGCTAAAATAAGACTATCTAATATAAAACTTGATGAAATAGTTCAAGTAATGAGAGGTAAATCTAAATGGATTAAACACTAAATTAAATGGCTGAAATTAAAAATAGCTTCATAAAGTCTAAAATGAATAAAGATCTTGACGATAGACTTATCCAAAACGGAGAGTATCGTGATGCTAACAACATATCTGTTGGTAGATCAGAAGAGAACGATATTGGAGCATTAGAAAACGTTATTGGTAATAATCTTGTTACTGGAACAGACTTAGGTAACGCTGACTTAAAAGTTATAGGATCTTATTCTAATGATGGAACTAATCAAGTATTTGTTTTTTTAACAGATAACACTAGCACAGATTTAGACGCGCTTGCTTTATCTACAACTAGTCATTACGTTTACGTGTACAATAAACTTACATCCACGTACACTTTGCTTGTTGAGGGTTATTTTTTAAATTTTTCAACAGATTCACCTATATATGGCATTAATTTACTAGAAGAATTATTGTTTTGGACTGACAACAGAAACCAACCTAGAAAAATAAACGTTGCAACAGCTTTAACGGATAATGGATGGTATAAAACTGAATCACAAATATCAGTAGCAAAATATAATCCTTATAAACCAATAAGTTTAATAAAAAAACTACAAGTACAGGTTAGTGGTGCAGGAACTACTACAACCTTTACTTTAGCTGGTGATGTTGTTTCTAGTATTAGTCCTTTCATAGGAGGATCAGTAACTTGCCAACTTGCAGGTAACTTAATAACAGGTGCAGATTATGTTTTTATACAAACCGTAGTTTTAAATGGCACAAACACTGACGTAACTGTTAACGCCGCTGCTCCTAATGCTTTTATAAACGCTCAAGATCTTTTGTTATTAATTTCAACAATGAGTAACAAAGATAATGATAACACTTGGCCTGGTGATCCTAATTATTTAGAAGATAAATTTATTAGACTTTCTTATAGGTTTAAATTTGAAGACGGAGAATACTCTTTAATGGCTCCATTTACCCAAATAGCATACATACCATCGCAAAAAGGTTATTTTTTACAAGGTGACCAAGATGCGGCTTATAGATCTACTGTTGTAGATTTTATGAAAAATAATGTACAAAACATTGTATGCCAAATTCCTTTACCAGATTCAGCTAGCAGAATAGAAAACACGTACAAGATAAGCGAAATAGATATTTTATTTAAAGAATCTGATGGACTTGTTGCAAAAGTTTTAGAAAGCGTACCTATGTCTACTATATCTACTCAACTTGGGGTTAATAATATCTACTCTTACGAATATCAATCAAGAAAACCTTATAAAACTTTAGTAGAAGCTCAAACAACTAGAGTTTACGACAAAGTTCCTGTTAGAGCATTTGGTCAAGAAAGTGCTGGTAATAGAATTATATATGGGAATTACTTTGATAAACATACACCACCAAATTTTATTAACTACAATGCTGCTATAGCAGATAAATCTAGCACAGGTGTTTTTGATAACTGGATAGAATACCCTAATCATTCTATAAAACAAAACAGAAATTATCAAGTTGGTTTTATATTAGCAGATAAATTCGGTAGATCATCCCCTGTTATACTATCATCAGTGGACGATGGTACCACTATTGGTGGCGCGTTTTTTCAAGGCTCAACTTTATATAATCCTTACAATACCACAACTCAAGATATACCATCGTGGTTTGGAGATATAATGCAAGTAGTTATAAACACTCCTATAATTTCAAGTAAAATAAGCGACCTTGGTACTCCAGGTCTTTATGCAGAACCTAGAACTGGCACTACTACCGGTATAGGTTTTACTATTAAAACAGGTAGCGTGTCGATTGATGGAAATGCTACTACTGGTAGATATTCATTTGAGGTAGGTACTACTTACCCAAACAATGGCAATTTCCCTCAAGTTGGAGATTACCTAAGAGGAGAGTATAGAGATTTTGTGAAAGTTTCAAGTATTGTTATTGTTGGTAGCGCGTACACTGTAAAGTTTGACGGAGCGTATGAAGGAGGAAGACCTAGTAGTATATATCTACCTAATGAGGACTTACCTGTCGGTATAGCAGATTTAAAATTTGCTTATAGCACTATAAATCCTACTGGTTGGTATAGTTACAAGGTTGTTGTAAAACAACAAGAACAAGAATATTATAACGCTTATGTTCCAGGTATATTAAACGGTTACCCTGGCCAATCTACTCTTGGTAGAGTTGACGGATTTTTTCCTACAAACGGTGAAATAGACGTAACAGCTCATATGGTTCTTTTTAACGATAATATAAACAAAATACCTAGAGACCTACAAGAAGTAGGACCAACCCAGCAGCAATTTAGAAGTTCTGTTCAACTATACGGAAGAGTAACTAACAACACTGGTGGAAACGCAGACGGAACAACGCTACCTACAAACGTCCAGTATTTTCCAAATATTACTGGTAACAAAAACGCATTAAGTCATACCGTTTCTACTATAGCTAGCGCTAACGATCTTAATTTTAACTTTGTAAATTTATCTACCGATACTGGAACTGACGCGTCGGGCCAGGGGGTTGATGGTAATTTATGTTTTTACGATATAGACACAAATCCTCTTATAGCTAGAATTTCTACTACAGAAAAATCCATTGGAGTATCCGCTAGAGACACGACTGCTGCTAATGTGGTGAACATGAAACCGTTTTTAGCAGTTTATGAAACAGAACCAGTAGAGTCTTTATTAGATATATACTGGGAAACAACAAGCACTGGTTTAGTGGCTGATTTAAACGCTGACATACTGACTGGTTTCGAGGGGCCTGATTCATTTGGACCTCAAAATGAACAGTTTAGAGAATTTCAACAATTCAATGGTGGTGGCTCTTCGACTGGAGATAAGAACTCACCTTATATAACTGATTTTGCTTACGTGATAAATTCAGAAGGAGCGAATCTATTAAACACAGCTATCACATCGATGACGGTAACCAACGCTATTGGCGAGAATGTATCTACTCAATTTGGTTACGAAGAAGGTACAGCGGCTGATGCAGATAAATTTAGATTTAAAATATTACAGAATTTTACCTACACAAGCACGTCTGCCGCGAATGATACTTTTACATTTAACGTAGGGGTTGAATGGACTGATACTACTCCAACTCCTAACATAGTTTATGAAAACACTTTATCATTTGCAATACCTTTACAAAATATTATACCTGGAGCACCAGGTGATCTAACGGGTTCTACTCCTTTGCAAGTTGCTCCATATTCTGTGGCTGCTTCTACTACTGAGGTTGTTCCAGTTTCTAAATACGGAACACTAAATAACGGAGGGGCTGATACAGACCCAAGTTCTGTTAGCGCAGCAACTGTTACTACTGGGGGAGCTTCGTACACTGTAGCTGACAATGTTAGTACGACTTCACCAAACGGAACAGGTGCTACTGTTAATATATTAACTATAGACGGTAGTGGCGCTATACTGACTGTTAGTATAAACCAAGCTGGCTCGGGTTATTCTTTGAATGATGTCTTAACAGTTACGCAAGGCGCACAGGTAGGTTCTACTTTAACTGTGAGTTCGTTAACCCAAAACAGGGAAGAACTTGTTTTCACTATACAAAGTGGTAACCCACAAGGAGCTCTTGGAAACGATCTTTGGGTTATAAATTCAAGCACTGGGCTTGTTACACAAGTAGCTAACAGCGTTGCAACAGGCTTACAAACTTTAGTTGTGCGTATTGCAGATGCAAACGCAACAGGCACTGGATCTACTTTTGAAAACATTACAGCTATACCTGCGGATCATTATTATATAGACGTTACTTTTAGAATAACAATAGGTTATCCACCATTAAATGGAGGCGCTAAAAGCACTAGCTGTATAACAAACCTTGGCACAAATACATTAAACAACGCTATAACAGCCAATATGGTTACTCCAAGATTTGGTGTTAATTCTGGGTATGGAAATGAAGAAACTGTGGGTGTTAGTGGTTGTTGGTTTATTTCTGCTTACGACTTAACAACACAATCAGCTAATAACGTGGGTGGTTCTATTCAAGGCGATTTACCAGCTGAATTCGTAAATGGAGCAAACGGAATACCAAGAGCAACAACGTCTCTTGTTTCTACTGGAACTGGAGCAAACCAAGGCACTACTGCCCCATATAGAATAGGTACAGAAAACGTACAAAGAGGTAACGTTGTTGTTACTTTAAATGTAGGTATGAAAAATCAAACAGCTAATCCAAACGCTAGAGCCGTATGGGATAGCTTTATCGTTTACGCTTGGAGTTCTACAGGGCAATGGGTTAAACTAGAAGATTTAAACGGAAGCTTTACAGAATACTCTCAGGTTGGTGGGATTTATGGTTCACAACCTTCTATTTCTTATTTAGAAAACAAAGGATCTAGTAGTAATTCTACTTTTAATTACTTCCAACTAGCAAGAGCGTTTAGCTATACACAGCTAAGCGCAGTAAATTCTGTTAGACCAGGTCAATTAGCTATTGTTATTAGTGGTTTAAGAACTACAAATTTAACAACAGGAGATCAAGCTTCTATGCCTTTTGCCTGGGTTATAGCAGATGATTTATACAACCCGTCTTGTATACCTTGGCAAGGCATTAACGCTAAAACTGGTTGGGCCAATACTTGGTATCCAATAAATTATAGCACAGCTAATACTACCGGTTGGAGTTGTGGAGACACGCCTAGCAATCTTAGTGTTGTTTATGCTTACACTCCCTATATAGAATTTGCAGATACTTTTTATACAAACACTACTCTATCAACAGTTTTTAACGGTGGTTCAAATTGGTATAACTTACAGTTAGACGATACTGCTTTTACAACTATTACAAACAAACAGTGGCAAAACTCTACCGGAACTGACGTAGACTTAAGATGGTCAGCAAGAATAAAAACCGACGGAACCAGATATATAAACTCTGGTGGTAACTTAGCCGGTGACAATCACGTTGTCCCATCTACTTTAAATGGAGACATGGCTTGCCCAACTACACTATCTACTCTAAGCGTGCCAAGCTATTACGGTGCAGCACGTATATTCCAAAATTAAAAATGAATAAAAACAAGTAATAATAACTATGTCAGCAACCCTTGAATTAAAGTACTTTAATACGTTTTGGTTAAAACAGATAAGAAGCCTGAGCAACATGGAGCAAAATGGATACCCTATTAAACCGGTTTTCAACAATCCAAACGCTGGTACTGTAGAAAATATTCCAGTTGATTTTGCTGTAACCACTACCGCTACTGTAGACGTGACAACCTTTGCTGGTCAAATAGTTTTAACTACAACACCAAACCCTCCTTTACAAGTAGGAATGACAGCAACAGGCGCTAATATAACTGGAACGATGTACGTTTCCTTGATAAATACAGCTTACACAGACACTAGGATTACTTTAAGTGGAACTGGTACTCAAGCCTTAGTCACCGGAGATACTGTAACCTTTACAGCATCTGGAACAGTTGTAGAAAACGATGCTGATGATTGGTTTATAGAAGAGTCCAGAATACGTGGTGGATATAACAACACCAGTGTAGACTTGGGTGTTAAAGCTTATTTAGTTGAAGATGAACCAGCACAGCAACATAGATTTGCTTCCTTGATATATTCTGGTATATTTAATTCTAGAACTGGAGTAAACAATACGAATCAATTTAGCGTATCAGAGTCTATAACAAAAAGTTTAGATCCAATAAATAGATCTATACAAAGATTATACGCAGAAGACACTAATTTAATAATTTTTCAAGAAACAAAAGTTAGTAGATCTTTAATAGATAAAGACGCTATTTACTCAGCAGAAGGTTCGGCGGCTATAACTAGTACGCCTTTAGTTATAGGACAAAATATATCTTATGCAGGTGAATTTGGTATAAGTACAAACCCAGAATCGTTTGCGGTTTATGGATTTAGAAAATACTTTGTAGACAGAGAAAGAAACGCAGTATTAAGATTATCTCAAGATGGTATTACAGAGATTTCTAATTATGGTATGATGAATTATTTTAGAGACAAACTAAGTGTTGTTGATGGTAGTGGCAAGATACAAGGCGCTTGGGACATGCACAATAAACAATACGTTGTATCTATACAACAAAGTCCACAAAACTCAAAAGGATTTACTTTATCTTTTGATGAACCATATTTAGGATGGACTAGTTTCTTTGATTTTACGCCAGATTCTATGATAAGTTTAGATTCTAATTTTTATAGTTTTTTTGAAGGTAAAATATACCAACATTACACCTTACAACCAAACAGCACAAAAAGAGCAGTGTTTTACGAGGTTGAACATAATTCAGATGTTTCTTTTGTATTTAACGACAAAGCTTCTGTTATTAAAAACTTTAACACAGTAAACTATGAAGGGTCTAACAACTGGTCTATGGCCAGTTTTGATACCTCTACAGACTCAGCCGCGTCAGTAGGTGTTACTATACAAGCAACAAGTTTGGAGGACTTAGAAACTCTATTCCTTCAAAACATTTTTAAAAAGAAAGAAAACAAGTATTTTGCAAATATAATAAATACAACTTCGTCACTTCAAGGTGAAGTAATTTGGGGTGGTAGTATGACTGGAGTTAAAGGATTTTTTGCAAAAGTAAAAATGAGCACCGATAACTCTGATAAAAGAGAGCTATACGCGGTGTCTACAAATTACGTAGAATCATCTTATTAAATATAATTAAATGAAAGAAATAACGATTCAACATAAAAATGAATTAGCTGTACAGGACTTTAGAGACAAAGTAGTTTCTTTAGAGAAAAAGCTTTTAAACATAGATCACCCAGACGTGGTTAAAGGTAATTCAAATACTTTTCCTTTAACGCATTCTTTTTCTGAAGGTATATATATAAGAGAAATGTCTATGTTAAAAGGGGGAATTGTTATAGGTAAAATTCATAATAAAAATCATACTTGGTTTTTAATGAAAGGAAGATTGAAAATAGCTAATGAAAAAGGTAGTGTTGTTTACAACGCACCAACCTACGTTAATGCTAGCGCGGGAGAAAAAAGAGTTATACTAGCTTTAGAAGATTCTGTTTTTATAAACATACATCCAAATCCTGATAATATAACAAACATAGAACAATTAGAAAAAATGCTTACATGCAAAAACTATAAGGCATATGAAAAATATAACAAAATAAACAATAGCTTATGACAATGGTAGTAGTCGGCATAGTCGGCGGAGTTGGAGCAATAGCCAACGGAATAATAGGTGGCAGCAGGGCTAAACAAGCAATGCGAAAAGCTGCTAAAGAAAAAAGAAGATTATCTGCAAAGCTAGATAGTTTAGAGAACAGTAGACAAGAAATTGTAAATCCTTTTGCTAATGCTGAGGATTTAAGTGGAATGATTAATGATCTTAGTGGTCAAATGACAAACCCTTTTAATAGTCTTGGCGTTGCTACGCAGGCTGCTGAAATGCAAGCCGAACAAGCTGATATGGCTTTGGCTAATTCTTTGGACACTATAAGGGCTACGGGCTCTGGGGCTGGTGGAGCAACTGCTTTAGCACAAGCCGCTTTACAATCTAAAAAAGGCATATCTGCAAGTATAGAAACTCAAGAAGCAGCTAACCAAAAGTTAAGAGCTACTGGTGAGCAAAACCTAGAAGCAAGAAGAACTGCAGAACAACAAAGAGTACAGCAGTCTCAATCTTCTTTACGTGGTCAGTACCAAACACAGCAAGGACAGGGAGAGCAGTTTGCTATGGAAATGACAGCCCGA